TCGTGTAGCCGCCGCCGTTGTACTGCACCCTGCAGCGGATGCTGACGCTGTGGCCGACGATGTCGCCGTCATCCTCGATGATCTGCAGTGCTGGCACCTGCACCGTGATCCGGGCACGATCCACGTCTGAGTCGGTGATCTGCCGGGTGACGGATGCAGCAGCCGTGATCTCGACGTTGACGGCCTTCTCTGATTCGACACCAGTGTCAGGGATGTAACTCTGCGCCTGCGTACCAGTGCGGGTGACGATCGTGTAACCGGTGAAATTGTTGACCCCGCTGCTGCTCTGAACGGGTGTGCCATCCAAGTAGATGCCTTTTGCGTCACCCTCGATGCCCTCGATCTCGCCCTCGCTGATCAGGTCGAGGACGCTGGCGTATTGGACTGACTGCAGCGAGTCATCGGCTTCACTGGGCACATGAGTCCCACCACCACCTTTGCCACCACCGCCGCCGCCAGCACCCTGGATGACGCCAAGGCCAAGGCCAGCGTTGTGGACGCGGATGCCGCCAGCGATGAAGGTGTGGTGCCCCTCTACGGTCAGGTTGTAGACGGTGCCCGCAGGCAACTCTTCACGGCCAACAATCGGACGCAGATGATTGTTCTCGTCAACCAAGCAGTCATCAGCGCCAAGGCTGCCGATTGCGACGAACGCATTGAACTGGTTCAGCACCCAGTGATTTGGGGTTGCGTCCAGCGATGCACCGCCCCAGAGCTGATAGCGGAAGACGCGCTCGTTCGGGTGCTCGTGCACCTTCAGAATTGTCGCCTCGTGCAGGGTGCCCTTGTCGTCGAAGCTCAGGACTTGATCACCAGCCTGCAGCTCATCGATGCGGCGCTGCCCGCTAGGGGTTCGCACCAGGGTGTGGCCGAGGAAGCAGCCACCGCTACCCCCGATCCCGCCGGCACCTTGGATTGCAATCATTGTCACTGCTTAGTGCCCTCTTTGAAAAAGCCAACAACGGCATCCAGGAAGTTAATAGGACCGCCCGATTTCAGTTGTGCCACGTCAAGGCCACTGGACAGGACAGCCGAGCCGACGAAAGCGCGGCCGTAAACAATCGGCACCGGCAGTCCTTGTTTGCTGGTGTTGACGATGCCGCTGAACGTGAACGACTCCAGTCGGGCGGCTTCCTTGCCGCGCTGCAGCGCTGAGATGTCGGGCTGCGGGGACAGCATCTGCGCGACGCCGCCGAGGATCAAGCTGGCACCGATACCGCCAATGGCAACAGCAGCCGTGCCCCCGATCAAGCCTGCACCAGCGCCGCCTAGACCGGCACCCAATCCAAGGAAGCCGCCAGCCGCAGGACCGGCAACAATCGCTAGCGCAACGAGACCGATGCCCGCCAGCACGCGGCCGAATCCGCCACCAGCACCAGCCACCACCGGCGCAATGCTGAACACGTCCCGCTCAGACCATGGCAGCACAGCCACGCTGGCATCCTCTTGTGTGATGCGCTCCTTGCCGACCGTGACGCGGAAGCCCATCCCGGTCTGCTCAGAGTCGATCAGCCACTTGTCCAGGCCAGGGAAGTTGACGCACAACGCCTTGATCGCCTGCGCGGGCGTGTCCACTTCAAACTCGAACCGGCACTGTCCGAGTCGCTTGCGAAGTGCGCCGTAGACCTTAACGACTTTCATGCCGCAAGACCATGGCACTGCTTTTCACATAGTAGCCGCCATACACGTCGCGGCTACTCAATCGCCCCTGCACATGATGCAGGATTTGCTGATCGCCCAGGTAGATCGCCGCGTGATTGGGCAGCCCTGCGAACAGTTGCATCAGGATCGCGTCGCCGTACTGCAGCTCTTCGAATGGCACCTGCCGGAAGCCCTGCGAGCGGTAGCTGTCCAGGTACAGGTTCTCGCCCCGTTCCCAGAACCGATCACGCCGGTCAAAGTCCGCCAACGTCAGACCCCACTCGCGCTGATACCAGTCCCGCACCAGCGAGTAGCAATCGACCACGCCGAACACAAACTCGCGGCCGACGTAGGGCAGCTCAAACGCTGCAGGCTCGCAGCCGCCCCATGCTTCGGTCTTGGGGTTGACGATCACCCACGGCAGGCCGCTGTTGTTACAGCCGATCTGATCCGCTGCTGATGGGACTGGCTGCGTCACCGGGTGGCTATGCACCACGGCCACGATCTCGCCCAGATCCTCGGCTGCTGCATAGTCCGCCGGATAAAGGATGAAATGCTCGTCAGGCGTGGCGGCGATGTTGCGGCACGGGTAGTAGCGCCGCCGGCCTTTGACCACATGGATCAGGCCGCAGCACTCGCGGGGATCCTCAGCCTGCGCGTGCGCCAGGATGTCAGCCTTGAGCGTGTCGGTCAGCTTCATTGGGCGACGCGCCTCGGGCGACGGGAAGGCATCGTGAGCGCAGTCAACGGATCAAGCCCTTCGTTCAGCCTATTCGTAAATGTGCTGACTGGGATGTCGTAGCGCCTGCACCATTCGCGCTGATGCAGTGTCTCTCCGTTGATAGTGAACAGCTTATTGCTTCGCTTGTTGGCGTGCTGCTGCATGGCCGTAGCCCATCGGCAGTTGTCCGGGCTGTAGCCACGCGAATTGTCGATGCGATCAAGCGTGTGGCCGTCAGGGCGCGGACTCATGTCCTCGGCAAAGTTTCTTGGATCGTGCCACCGAGCGCAGACCTTGATCCCTCTCCCACCATACAGATAAAAATCTTTATTGCTTTCGTTGTAACATCTGGCCATCATGTTATCCCAGGTTTTGTAGAGAGGGTGGCCGGCCATGCCGTGTTTAATAACGATTGGAGGGAGTGAATTGGCCACGCATCCACATGATTTAGGTGTTCCCCTGCGTAAAGCGCTTTGAGGTGCAAGTTTTTTGCCACCACAATCGCAAATACATTCCCAAATCACGCTGCTGCTGCTCCGCCCTGCGGTTGGCCTCACTGCCACCAACAAGCCACAGCGATAGCCCGTGATGTCGACAGGCTTCTTTCCTCGGGGCATAATCAGGGTAAACCGATTCCCTTCCATAGTACCTTAGGAAACGAGGCCAGCTCCCGGGTAACTGCCGAACGGCAGTTCAGCCGTTGCCCCGAACCGCAGCTTGCAGCTCTCCACCCGCTTGCCGCACACGTCAGCAGCCAGGGTGCCGACCACCTGATCGTTGACGTTCCAGTAGTTGCTTCCGGTGTAGCCGCACTCGGCACCGCGATACTTCCATTGGCAAACGTTGGCAATGATCTGCCGTTGGGGCAGCATCACACCGGCCAGGTCAAACTTGCTAGCCAGCTCGAACTCAACCAGATCGCGGTTCTCGTTGGACTTCCGGTCGACGTACCAGATCTCCGTCGGGAAGCGAGCGTTAGGGTCGGCCGCTGCTTCGCCATCGAGGAACTTCTTCAGCGTGCGGATCCGCCGCACTGTGGCGCCGCCCAAGTCGTTGCCGGGTGTGGTCGCGTTGACCAGCAGCAGCAGCGTGGTCATGTCGCTGAACAGGTTGCTGATCCGCAGCGTCGGGCGTGGCAGGCTGCCGGAGCTGGTGTAATCGAACCCCGTTGCCTCAACCGGAAGCCTGACGTAGGTGTTGCTGGCAAAGACGATGTTGCCGGTCACGGCTGCGTTCACGCCGTTGTGCCAGTAGTAGGTCGTGCTGGCGCCATGCAGCGTGGTGTCAAGCTGCAGCTCGAACAGCTCGATGATCGCGTTTGGACCCAGGACCGCCAGCTCTTCATAGACGCTGCTGATCGCTGCCCATGTGACGCCGCCATCAACGATCGCGCTGCCGATGTCTGTCGGCCATGCCGGTTGCGTGCTGGCACTGGTGCCTGCGACCGTGCAGCGGAACACCAGCCCGCTGACCTGCGTGGTCGTAGCTCGGACAATGGCGCCAACCGCGTAACTGGTGCTGGCTTGCCAGGCTGCGTAGGCCATCAGGGCTCAAAGACCTCTTCAAAGGTGGCGCTGATGTTGTTGAAGTTGCAGCTCACTTGGCTGGTGTTCCAACCCCGGCAGATCCACTTCCCGACGTAACCGTTTGGATCGGTCCAATCGAACGACTCAACCGCACCACGCGCGCGCAAGAAGGTCAGGATATTGTCGCGCTCAGTGTCGTCTCGATTGCTGAACTGCAGCGACCATTTCTTCGGCTGCGTGTTCAGGCCGTAAGCGAGCCGCTGCTCGTAGCCGTCACCGAAGCGAACGCTCCTGACGATCGGCTGCTCTTCTAGGTCAGCGGTGAAACTGGGCGTGTAGGTAAAGGTTGCCATCAGCGTGTGGTTGCGAGTAGGCCGCCAGGCCGTTGTTGCTTGACGATCTCAGCTTGCACTGCAGCACCGATCACGCGGCCGAGCTGGTTGGCGTTGGGACCGTCACCCTGCACTTGGCTGCTGCCTGCGTCAACGTTGACGGTCACATTGACGCCAGCGCCACCAGATGCAGCCACGCCCAGCCGGCCATCAGCGCCACGGCGGAGCGGCATGATCGCTTCAGGGCCAGCCTCGCCCATCAGGCCAACGCCCTTGGCGAACGGGAACATGGTCGGACCGTTGACAATGCCGCCGCGGGCAAATGGCACCACGCCATTGGCTCCGTAAACGTTGCCGGTCGCGTTGAGCGCGAAGCCTGGGATGAAGGACTTCAGCGCACCAGCGCCGCTCAGGCCAGCGCTGGCCGATGCAAAGGCCCCGCCGGGTAGCAATCCTTGAATGAACTTAAGCAGCGGCGCGATGATCAGCATTCGCGTGACCATGCGGCTCAGATCCTCAACGATCGACAGCGCGAACTGACGGAAGCTGAAGGTGCCCGTCGTGGTCAGGCTGACGATCGCATCCTCGACACCCTTGAAGCTTTGCTGAGACAGATTGGAAAGCGCATCCCGAACCGTACCGATCTGCTCTAGGTATGCAGTGATCCCATCACCAATCCCAGCCAACGCATCCCTTTGTGTTTGCGCTGCATCAGCCACTTGCAACATCGCGATCGCTGTATCTCGCGCTTCATTGCCAAGCCGTTCATAGATTTCCGCGAGGGCACTCTGTTCTTGAACGTCCAGCTTTGCAATCTCAACACTTCGACGCCGTTGAATGTTCGCCTCCTGTTCAACGCTCAGCGCATCGCGCAGTTCACGGCTCGCTGTCGCGCGAATTGTTTGCCGTCTTTCTTCATACTCGAGCTGTGTCTTGCGGACCGGATCAAGCTCCTTCAGCGTTCTCAGTTCTGCCTGTGACTGCTTGAGCGCATCGCGAGAATCAGCCAATGCTTCGCGCGCTTTTTTTGCTGCCTCTTCTTTATCTTTTGCGGACTTCTTCCTAGCAGATGCCGCGCCAGTGTCCAGGCCGCTTACATCAAGCACGCCGCCCGGCCTGGTTGGGATGTTGGGCACAGCAGGAACCATCGCGCCGAACATACCGAACGCTTGATCCAATGCACCGGAGATCCCGCGAGTGATGCCGCTGACGATCTTGCCCTGGTTGAATGCTGCATCAATGCCAACCCCTAAGCCAGCAACTAATGCCGCGATCAGTCCGGGCTTGCTCTTGAGAAAGCCGGCGGCACCGGCCAGCAGGTTGGCGGCGGTCAAACCTTTAAGGGCCTTGATCAATGTGCCAGTGATCAAGATGGCAGCCTTGGCGCCAGCGATAAACGTAGAGAAGACCTGAACTGTCGCCAGTGCGGTGAACGCTCCGATGAGCACATCGATCGATGTCTTAAATGCAGCATTCTCCTTGTAGGCAGTTTGCAAGCCCTCGATCCATTTGCCGATCTGTGTGACAGCACCGCTCAGACCGGCAAGCAATCCATTGATCACAGGCAACAGCGCCGATCCGATTTGAATGCTCAGATTGGTGACCTGCGCACCAGCCAGCCCGAGCTGATCGTTGAATGCATCAGCCTTGTCCGCGAAGTCCTGCGTGATGTTCAGGCCAAACCGCTGGATCTCCTTGCTGCCCAAGTTCAGGATCGGGATCAGATCCGCGCCAGCTTTGCCAAAGATCCGCATGGCAATGGCAGCCTTTTCGGGTCCGTCTCGCAATGTTGCGAACCGATCCGCAACATCTAAAAAGACTTGGTCGGCAGTGCGCAGGTTGCCCTGTGCATCTTTGGTCGAGACGCCGATCGTCTGAAATGCAGCCGCCGCATCCTTGCCGCCGGTGGCTGCAGCCACCATGTTCTTATTCAGGAAGTTCAGGCCTTTGGCAACGCCTTCGATGCTGCTGCCCGACAACTCGGCGGCCACCTTGAACTGCCCCAGCGTTTGGACGCTGACGCCTGTGCGTTGCGACAGGTCGCGCATGTTGTCGGCCAGATCGATCGCGCTCTTGGCCAATCCCAAGACGCCGCCTGTAACGGCCGCAGCAGCCAACCCCTTGATGCCAGTGACCAGCAGGTCAGCCGCCATGCTGGTGTTCTTGATCCGGCCCTCGAGGCCTTGCAGCGAGTTCTGAAACCGGCGGATGTTGTTCTCGCCGGCAACGCTCGCCGTGATCTTGAGAGCTGCGTCCAGGTTGAGCGCCATGGTCAGGCCTCCTGCTTGTTCATGACACGCATGGCGGCGGCCTCCATGACCTGCAGATCTTCGAGCAGCGAACGCTGATCTTCTATCCCATACAGCTTAAGCACCCACGCCACGGCTGCATAGTCCAGTCCGATCACGCCACCCATTGACGTGCGCCATTGGGTTTGCACGCGAAGGAACATCTCAACGGTCGGCCAGTTCTCAGGCCAGACGCAGAAGTCTTCATCTGGTGCTGCCGGCAAGTCTGGCAAGGCGATGCCCATGGCCGCGGCATCGGCGGCGGTTTCGTCAATGACGCTCCCGCCCGCCCAATGCTCAGCGGCCTCTGTCAGTTTTTTCGCTTGGCTCCCTGCAGGCTCTCGAAATAAGCCATCGTGATCGCGCCTGCAAGCATCGGCACATCAAGCAATTGCTCAAGTGCCTTCTGGCTGAATGGCACGTCTTTGCCGTCGCCGTCTGTAACGCCAGACCAGCCGATCAGGACCTCAGCCGCCAGGTCGGCGTCCGTGATCTCTTCGGCTTTGATCTGTGCGCCAATCTCAGTGATCCTTGATTGGCTCAGGCGACGGAACTCCCCATCGAAGGTCTGCCGTTGCATACGGCCACCATCGACAGGGATGTCGAACGCGATCGGCCACGAGTAGGTGTCTGACTGCTTGAGAACGAAAGCCAAGGTCAGGTAAAAGCGAGACTCAGTTCATCATTGCCCGAACTGGTCGGAACTGCAATAAAGGGCATGTTCAGCATCTGCACACCGTCCTGATCCGAGTAGGTCAGGTTGCCCAGGTCAGACTGAGCTGTGGTCACCGTGCACCTGTTGCCGGCACTGGTGCCGTGCTGGAAGGTGATGCTGCCAGTGCTGCTGCCAGTGGCGATGGTAAAGAAGTCCTTCGCCGCAATGGTCGGCGCTTCGATCACGATCGTGCCGCTGGGCGCGCGGTTGGTGATCATGATCTCCTTGCTGCAGCCCACCAGCTCGCGATAGATCACGTCGTTGGCAATGCTGAAGTTGTAGGACTGCAGGCACCCGCTGTAGGAGAACGCCGAGAAGCTGATCGTGTTGCCTTCCTTGAACAGGAGCGGGGTGGCCTGGTTGGCGTAGGTGGGGGTAGGCAGCGTCTCGTCGGTGGGCGCGTTGTAGATGCCCGTCATGGTGAAGCTGATCACCGGGATCTGACCGACTTCGCCGGTGATCTCAAAGGTGCCGCGGCAGCCCGTCAGCTTGTGACGGATGCCGTCTTCGTGGTAGTGAATCGTGCAGCTCTCAAAGCCAGCGCTCTCGGGCGCGTAGGTGGCGCTGGTGCTGGTGACGAGCGTCTCGCTTAGTCCGCAGCTGCGCAGGACGGGACCGTAAGCCGGGGCGGTGCCGGCAGTGCCGGAGCCAGCCAGTTCCACTTCAAAACTCACCTCAACGCGGGTCTGCGCCAGCAGCTGATCGGCTTGCCCCATGTAAGGACGCACCAGATCGCGGTTCACCGTCTCGGCTACCAGTGGCTGGATCTCAAGGTTGCGCACCAGGATGGCGTTGCTCGAGCCGGTGGGGCTGGAGTCGGTGCCGTAGGTGGTCTCAATCTTCGCCAGGATCAAGCGCCGGCGGGTCAGAACTGATGCCATTGGGGGCTACCTCAGGAGTTGGATGGGGAGCCGGCTGGGTCCGCTCGACGAGCTGTCGCTTGCCGGTTTTGGGATTGACCAGATAGCTGCCGCCCTGGCCTTTGTGTTCGTCCACCATCGTAGCCACTATGTTGTGGCCAGATTAGCGACGCTCGTGCGATAGCGCACGAGGTAATCGCAACTGATCACGCCGGCTGGCTGATCAGCTTCGACCATTTCAAAGTTCACGCCCTGCGGTTGTATGTCGATCGCGTAGCCGCCAAGGGTCAGATCTGCCATCAGCTTGCTGTGCAGGCTCTCGATCGTGGCATCAGCCAC